GGGTCAGCTTGTGGGTGGTCGTGTTGAGGCTGGCGGTCAGGGTGACCGCAACGCCGCCGGCGGTGTAGCCACCAGACGCGGCAACTTCATTCGTCACGTCTGACCGCTTTGTGTGTGTGGCGCGGTTCTCGGCATAGGACGACGTGCAGAGCAGCGCCTTGTAGCTGTGGCTGGTGTTGGCCGCGCCGCTAAACACATCGGCCAGGAAGCTGTCGTAGACGACGGATGCCACGGATCAGGATCAGGAGCCTGGTTCAGGCTAGGTGTTGGGGAACGGGCCGGTAAGCGCTGCAATGTCGCGCCCCACGCCTTTGGTGATGCGCAGTTCATCAATGTTTCCATTGAAAAACCAAGTGTTTCCGCCGACGCCGTCCTGCTGCCTGCCAATGTCAAGGACGGCACCACTGGCGTTGCCGCTGGTGGTGCTAAAACTCCCGCTCCCCACTTGCGTGCCATTGCAATAAAGAGTCAACGTGCTTCCGACCTTCCTGGCTGCAATGTCTAGCCATGTGTTTGTTGTGATGCACGAACCGCTGCTAATTGTCACGGAATAACCCACCCAACCAATGAACTGGATTGAATCACCAACCACTAAAAGGCGCCAAGAGGCCGTGTAATCGCCTGGCCACACGCCTGCCACCTGTTGAATTGCGGAAACAGTTGTGGTGTAAATTGAAGCTTGAACAGTAAAATCTCCGTTTCCAAAGTCAAACAACCCGCCAGGCGTTGTTGGGCAAGTCAAGTAATCGCCGGATCCATCAAAACTGCCGCTGGCTGTGCCAAACCGTTTCCGAGCCGTAGAAAGGCTGGCATCACCAAAGGCCGTCACGGTGTTGGCGTTGACGCTTGAATCGGTGAATGTTGTGCTGCCGTTGCTGCCATCAAAGTGAAGCAGCAGGGAAACATTCGAGAAATACCCATCACCTTGCGGCCTGAACGTGGTCGAGCTGGTCACCCATGCCGCGCTTGCCCCGTAAGTAATGCCACCGTTCCTGGCCCCTGGCGTGAACGTCGAGAAGAAACTGCGCCAAGTATCGCCAGGCGCCACCACCAGGCCGCGTGGCTCGGCCTTGAACTCACAGGCCACCGTGAAGACATCAGCGTGCTCATCGACCACCTGGGGCGGGCTGGCGTAGAGCCAGGCGTAGCCGGATGGGGTGAGCGCTGCGGCCAGGGTGGTGGTGCTGAACCCGAACGAATCAAAGCCACCGCGCTGCTCGCGGTAATGGCCAAGGATCGCCAGGAAGTCAGACTCGCTGACGTTCTCAAACGTCAGGCGCAGCCGCCTGCCGATCTCCGCCGTGCCATGGCGGATGCGTGACTCCGAGCCGCTGAGGCTGCTGGTGGTCGTGACCGGCGCCGCCCCAAACGTGATCGGCGCAGCAGATGGAGACAGGGCGGGGAATTGAGCCATTACGTTGGAACGGTCAGGTTCTGGCCTGGATAGATCAGGTTGGGATCAGAGCCGATGATGCCCCGGTTGGCGTTGTAGATGTCGGGCCACCTGGTCGGGTCGCCGTAGTAACGGCCGGCAATGTCCCAAAGCGTGTCGCCTGGCTTGACTCTGTAGGTGCGCTTTGATGTGCAAGCGCCAAGGGTGCCATCGGCATTGTTGCAACAGTATTGCGTTTGCTGGAACCTGAAAGGCGCTCTAAACGCATCGCCATTTGTTGAACCAATGATGCCCGAATACTCTCTGCTTTCGGCGTTGCCGCTCATGTTAACAAATGAAACCCGATAACGCTCGGTGATCCAAATGCCATTGTTGACATTGCCAAGTGATGTAACGGTCGGCGTCACCTTGGAGGCAAATGAATCCTGCGCCGAAATGGCCAGATCAAACATGGGGATCCTTGCGTAATCAATCAGGCAGCTAATGCTGTAATACCCAAACGGGCAGGGGCCCAGGCCGCCGGTGCCATCGCTTGGGCCAAGCGGACCATCAGGGCCGGCCAAGGGCGCTCCGGCGCGTGTTGGGCTGCCAGGCACGCCGGTGCCATTGCCAGCGCCTGGCGGTGCGTCGCGGGGCAGCTCGGTCCACGGATGGAACAGATCAATCGATTGCCCCGAGGCTGCCCAATAGGTGGACGATTGACCGCTGATTGGCGTGCCGCTGGTGACTTTCGCGGGGATGGTGGTGTTGGCGGCAGCCCCAGCCACATCACAGCCGCCGCCGGTGCGGTTGCTCGAGAGAACCTGGCCCGGACCGCTGGCGCGGGTCACGGCCAACGCAATCAAGCTCCGGCCGCTGGAGTCAACCGGGAAATGGGAGAGTTGCAACGTCTCCTCGCCGCCGATTGACTGCGCCACCGACTCCACCTGGTAGAAGCGATTGAACACATCGGCGGGCTCGCGGCTGCTGATGTTCTGCAGGTAGATCTGCACGATGTCGCCCTGCGCGATGGTGCCGGTCTGGCTGCCCGCTTTGAGCCGCACGGTGGCGGTGTGCGTGCTCAGCGTGCGCCTGGCATACAGGTAGGCGCCAACCTTCACCGCGTGGTTCTCGGTGGTGGCGTACTGACTCAGGTCGTGCTGCTCAACCGGGCCGCTGGCATTGGCATCCCCCACCGCCAGGGACCGCACGATCGGCACATCGGTTGCGTCCTGCTGCTGACGCCACAGCAGGGCCATGGCCACCGGCCGCCGGGCGCTGGCTTCGGCGTATTCGATCTGGAAGCTGTCGGGGATGATCGCCGCTTCCGTCAGGCTCCAGGCCGGCGTGATCGTGCCAGTGTTGATCGTTCCATCAGCGTTCACCGGCAGCAGGGGCCGCAGGCCAAACTTGCCGGCCACCTTCGTCTCCCGCAGCAGGAAATCCGGCAGCAGCTTGATCAGCCAGTCGCCCAGGTTGGTGGAGCTGCTGAACTCTCCATTGCACCACAGGCCGTTGGCTTCAACGAACCGCGCCGCAGCGGTCAGGCTGTCGAAGTTGATCAGGGCATCCGGCACGCGGCCGGAGCGCTGGAGAGCCCAGAGCACCAGGTCGGCGATGTTGTCGCTGCTGCCGGCGGTGGAGTCGAGCAGCCGGCCGCGCTCGATGACCAGGCCATTGCGCACGAACACATTCCAGGCCGTGCGCCACTGATCAGAACCGCCGGCATAAGTGCCGCTGAACTCGATGGTGCTCAGGCCCTGGTAGTTCCCGCCGCCGCCGGTGAAGCTGGGAGGCGCCCAGGAATAGCCGCTCTGCACCGTGGCGACGTTGCCTGGCGCCCATGCCCCGGCGCGCTGGTTGTAGTTCTGGGAATAGACGGCACCAGGTCGGCATTCGCCTTGCCGGACATCGCGCACCTCGACATCACCCAGCAGGCCCTCACCCAGCACGCAGTGGTAACGCGAAGTGATGGTGGTGCTGGTGTTCTCGAACCGGGCCTCGGTGGCCTTGGGGAACACCAGCACGCCGCCGACGTTGCCGCGCCTTCGGCCAAAGATCACCGGCAACGGCTCGCCCACCACCATGGCCGCCTGGGGCACCTGCAGCGGTGAATTGCCAGCAGCTGCGGCGGCGTTCGCGGGCGGGGGAAGCTGGCCGGACAGCGCCGTGGCGGCCACGCTCATGGTGCCGTAGCGCTGGGCCGCCGTGGTCGTCGCGGCCGTGGTGGTGCCCTTGAGGGGCAGCATGTTCACGACGAAGCCGAGGTCGTTCATAACCGGCACGGCACTCCAATCAGCGGCGTGATGGCCGTGCGCGGCGGGAACTGCGCGCCCACCGGCGACAACGCCGAGCCCAGCTTCCAGGTGATCTGGCTCAGGCTGGCGCTTGCCCCGATCACTTCACCGACGCAGCTGGCCGCCAGGATGTAGCTGGCTGGTGGGCCGCTGCTGGCGGTGGATTCATCGAACTGGATCACGCGCAGGGTGGCCACCCACGGGCCGGCCAGGGCCTGCTCAGTCATGGCCTGGACCGATGGCACCGCCGGCAGGGTCAGCGTCGCCTGATCGCCCACAGCCTGGCCGCTGGCGAGCCCTGCCCAGTCCATCTGCTGGTAGCTCCATTGCTGGCCGTCCCAGCTCACCACGGCATCAACCCAGTAGCTCTGCCATCGGGCAAAGATGGCGCCGAAGCCATCGCCAATCGCCACGAACGCCGCCTGTCCCCGCAGCATCAGGCACCTCCCATGGCGATCCGGCCGGCAGGGGTGCGCAGTTGCCCCAGGACACCAGCGGCGGTGGCGCGCATGGCCTGCTCAAGGTCAGCCATGCTCACCCACTGGCTGCCATCTGGCATCTGCACGACCTGGCCGGTTTGGATGGTGATCGTGGGGGCGTTGCCTTGCTGGGTGTGATCGATCACCGTTTCCCGAGGGTGCAGCATCGCCATGAAACCGCCGCGGCCATCGAGTCCACCAGACCTGGCGCCATCTCCGGTGTAACCGCCGCCGGCGTAGGTCAGGACGCCGTTGATCTTCATGCCGGTGCGGCCATCGCTGAGCACTGGGGCGCCGTTGACGTATTGGCCGGTTGACGCAGGGCCAGCGCTGGCAACGGCAAGCATTTGACGCCCCAGGATCTGCGTTTGCTGCGCCTTGAATTGCGCGTTGTTTGCGCGTTCCTTCTGCGCCGCGATCTCCCGCTGAAACTTGAACTCAGTATCCGCTGAGTTGGCTGCCACTTTCATCAGGGCCACCTGTTCACGGAGCTTTTCGGTCTGCTGGCCATAGGCTTCTGCGGTCTTCAAGGCGCGCTCAGCGCTGCGCAACTCCTCCCATGCCTTCTGCCGCTTGAGATCAGTGATCAGCACCTCTTGCCTGATCTGCTCATCAGCCGCCGCCTTCTGGAGCCTGGCGTTTTCCAACTCAATCCCCATGATCTGCTTGAGGATTGGGATTTTCTCAGCGTCGCTCTTGGTCTGGCTCAGCTTCACTTCAAGGATCGACTTTGCGGCGTTGTTCACCGCGATGTCAGCCGTCAGCGTGGCGTCCCTGAGCTGGCCCTGCCGTTGCACCGCCTGACTGGTGGCGTCAATCGTCGCAGCTAGCAGCCTGTAGCTGGCGTTGCTTTGCTCGATTGCAGCGTTGAAGGCCTGCTGCTGCTGCTTGGCCCTCTCTGCCGCGGCAGCGGCTTCAGCCGCCGCTCTGCGCTGCTGCTCTGTCTTCTCGCGCTCCTGCTGTGCTCGGTTGTATTCCTCAGTGGCGCCTTGCGCTGTGCTCAGATTCAACTCATCCTGCGCCTGCTTGGCCTTTCTGATTGCGTCAGCAAACGCCAAGGCGCCAGCGCCAGCGGCAACGCCACCAACCAGGAGAGCGGCCACCGGGCCGCCTTTGATCGCTGCAAACGTAGTGCTCGCAATGCCTAGCGCCTGAACCGCAAGCGCCGCCGCAATCACGCCGGTGGCCATCACGCCAAATGCCACGCCGGCAGCCTTTACCGGCGCGGGAAGATCCGAGATGGTCTTCAAGCCGGTGGTAAGGCTTTCGACAAAAGGCGTGATGATTGGCAGCAGTTGAGTTCCAAGTTCTGTCCTGAGGTCCTCCGTTGCCGCCGTGAAACGCTGCATTGCCGTTGGTGGTGGCGGCTGCAGCTTGTTCAACTCCGCAGCAGCTTTGATCAGCACTTCAGTTGTGATCTTGCCTTCCGATCCCAACTGCTTGACTTCGCCAGCGGTGACACCCATCACGCGAGCAACGGCCTGGCCAACGGCTGGCATGCGCTCCATGATCACGCGCAACTCATCACCTTGGAGCTTGCCAGAGCCAAGCGCCTGAGAAAGCTGCAGCAAAGTGGCGCTCACATCTTCAGTGGAAAGCCCCATGACCTGGCCGGCTTTGCTGACGCCGTAAAAAATGGTCTGAATCTCTTGCAGCGTGATGCCCGTAGGCCTGAGTCGTCCATAAAGGTCGGCAACGGCATTGCTGGCCGCAATGTTGCTCAAGCCAAACTGTTGAGCCGCTTGGCTTGCCACCTGCCCCACCTGCTGCACTTCGCCATAAGCGCCGGCCAATGCCTTCACGCGCCTGGCGTTCGCGTCTGCCGCAATGCCTGCATCGAGCAAGTTTTTCCCCAAGGCGCCAGCGCCAAAGCCCGCCGCAATCGAGCTCAGGCCGGCCGTCAGCCGATCCACCGCCTGGCGGCTCTGCTGCGCGCCTGCCGTAACGCGTCCCAAGCCCTGCACGACACTGGCCAGGCCGGTGGCATCACCCCGAGCGGTGACCTTGAGGATCGCATCAAGCGAAGCCATCAGGCGGCGCCTCCATGCAGCTCACCCAGGAACGCCAGCTCCATCACCTGAAGATCCTCCAGCAGCTCACGAGGGCGCGTCGTCTGATACAGGCTAAAGAGCCACTCCACGACGCGATAATCCAGGCCCAGCAGGCCGCGTGGACCGGTGCGCCATTGGGTCTCCAGCCGCAGGAACATCTCGAACGCCTCCCAGTTTTCCGGCCAGACCTTGACCACCTGGGGCGTGGTTTCCTGCTCTGGCAATTCCACGCCCCAGGCCGCAGCAGCCTGCTCCAGCTCGCTGGAGTCATCGGGCCTCAGGAGAGCCCTTGCGATGTCCTGGAGGTTTTTTTTCGCCCGCTCAGGATCGATTCATTCCACGCCTGCACCACGAAAGCGGCAAAGCTGGCGCGGCTCAGCAGCTCAGCCTTGAGGCCCTCGCTGAACTCCACCGGCTGGCCACCGCTGGTGATGCCACTCCAGCCGGCCAGCACCTCATCGGCCAACTGCATGTCATCAATCATCCCTTCGACCGGCTCACCGGCCTGGGCCGCGATCATCCGTTGACGGATGGCCTCGTTGATCTCGTCGATCCGCGGCTGGCTGAGGCGCCGGAATACAGCGGTGAAGCTTTCAGACTTGCTGGCGCGCTTGTCCGGCTCACCCAAGGCGACGACCCATTCATAGGTGTCGCCCTTGTCGATCTCAAACGGCATGGCTGGTGTGGGTTCAGAATCA